AGATGAAGTTCTAACAAGATTAGGTATCTAATGTTGGATATGCCACCAGATAAAACGTCCAAACAAGTGTTGAAGGATATCAACAAGGCAAGAGAGGATATTCTAAGACCACCCAAAGACCAAAACACTTGTGATACTGGTAAGGACGAAGATCAGGCATTCTCCGCATTCTTTAAAGCACCGTCACGAGCCTTACAGGATAAACGACTAGCGACAAGACCAAGGACATTTATTATTCTCTGTGCTTTGTGTCAGTTCATTGGACCAACAGGATATTGCTATCCCAAGCAAGCACGGATCGCACGACAGCTAGGCATGAGCCAGCAAGGAGTGAGTAAACATATAAGATTGCTGATTGATTATGGCTACGTTGAGAAGGTCCGTAATGAGTATAAGTTTCGTAAGAAAGGACATACTTCAGCAACATGGCGTATCATGTTTGATCCATCGATTGACCAGGAAGAAGGGTATCAAAACACCATACAGCACGATGAACGCTTTCAAGAGCAAGAAGCCGAGGAAACCATGAAAAAAGTGAATGAAAACAATAAGAAGAGTGAGTTATCCACAGAGTTATCCACAGGTAAGGCAAAACAGCCTAAAAAGAGTGAAAAAGAGGATACAAAAACAACCCAATTAGGTTGTATGGATGCACAACGTAATGAGGTTGTACAAGAACTGAATAGTAGAACTATACATTTTAATATATTAGGTAAGGATATTTGCAAGCTTTATGCTTATTTGTTGGATACAATAATTGGAAGTCGTGGTGAATGGCGTTGGGATGACAGACAAGAACAGATAGCTCAAGGTTTCATTGACAAGGGATTGAAGGTAGATGACTTCACCAACAGAGCCAAGAGAACTTTGTATAGCTGCAAGAAGGAAAGTAAACGTCCACCATATTCCCTAGCATTCTTTACTCAAGGCTTCAAAGAAACAGAGAAGAAGAGTGAAAGCATAGAGGATATCATCAAGAGAGTATCAAACAGAAAGAGGATGAAATGACTACTGTTCAAAATGTAGACGTTCGTGTACGATATGTACACACGGTAAAGAACGTCAAAAAAACAAGGCATAATTATTATACGATGGCTACGGACGCTGACAAGAAAAAAGACCTTACGCCCCCCCACCCACGCGCGTATAGTAGGGGTATCCCACAAAACTTTTTCCAAGATTTCGTCTGCTGCCTTTGCAGTAAGGACGCAACATTAACCCATTGGCAATCAAGGAGTTTGTACTGCACAGAACATCATCCTGATTGGCAGAAAATCAAAGAAAGGAAGTAAGATGGCTAGTTTAAATGAAGTGACGTTGATCGGCAATGTTGGCATGGACGTTGAGGTTAAGGAGTTTGACAGAGGTGGCAAGATTGCGAAGTTTTCGATGGCGACCACTGAGAGTTACAAGCGGAAAGACGGAGAGAAAATTGAACATACTTCATGGCATAATGTGGTTATTCGTTCTGAACCGTTGGTTCGCATTGCTCAGATGTTTGTGGGAAAAGGATCATCTGTTTGTATCAAGGGTAAGATTGTTTACAGGGATTACGAAAAGAATGGTGAGAAAAGAAAGATGACGGAGATTTCACTTGATCCGTATCAGGGGCAGCTCATTCTTCTTGGAAAGAAAGAAAACAAACAACAGAGTTTGGGTGATTACGATAAGACTGTAGGGATCAATATATGAACAAAGTACAAGGCATAAAGGGTATTCGACAGATTACGAGAAGGATCAAAGGGTCAAATGTGATAATGAATAATCGTGATCGCTTGGCTCAGGAGTTGGTATCCTTGGGTACATCTGACATTACGGACATTATGTCTTGGGATGAAGAAGGCAATGTAGAGATTAAGGCTTCCAAAGATATAAAACCTGAAGCTTTGAGAGCTATCAAGAAGATTAGGGTGTTACCTGGTCAGGGCATTGAAGTTGAATTGATTGATAAGGTTAGGGTGTTACAGACTTTGGCAAAGTCGGCTGGCTTGTTAGATCATGAGAAAAATGCCGATAAACCTGCTGTTGTCGAGGTTCAGATGCTTGGTCCAGGTGAAGGTACATTCAAGGAAAAGAAAGATGAATAAAAAACCGTGCGTGAATTGTGGTAAATATTTTTTTTACTATTCTCCCAATAAGAAGTTTTGTTCGGATAATTGCAGGTTTAACTACAATGACAGGCGAAAAAAAGTCTATGCTGAAACAGGAACATCCAAGACTAGATATGATGCTGGACTTGGTATTACCCTACCCTACATTCCTGATCGATTGATTGTCAAAGAAGGAGAAAACTATGACCCCTCTTAAACTTGATTTTAGATCATCCCCTGTGATTTGGAAGTTTTTAAATGATAATTCTTTTGTTCGTGCTTTGCTTGGACCTGTTGGCTCTGGAAAATCTTATGCCTGTTGTGCGGAATTGTTTAAACGAGCTGTCAATCAGAAGCCATCCAAGCGAGATGGGATAAAATATTCACGGTTTGCGGTGGTAAGAAACTCTTATCCCATGCTGAAAACAACGACATTAAAGACTTGGCTGGAATTATTTCCTGAAGATACATGGGGTGCGGTTCGTTATGCCCCACCGATTACCCATCACATCAAACTACCTGCTAGAGAAGGTGCTGCTGGGATTAATATGGAAGTTATTTTTCTAGCGTTAGATCAGCCAAAAGACGTTCGGAAGCTTCTTTCCCTAGAACTGACAGGAGCTTGGGTCAATGAAGCAAGGGAATTACCAAAGGCGGTGATTGATGGATTGACCCATCGTGTCGGTCGTTATCCTTCTAAAGCTGATGGTGGACCAACTTGGCGAGGGATTATCTTGGATACAAACCCTATGGACAGCGATCATTGGTATTTTCATCTGGCTGAAAAAGAAACGCCCAAAGGTGAATTTAGATGGCGGTTTTTCCGACAGCAAGGGGGCGTATCGGAAGTATCACCTAAAGATGTACCTGCTGAAAGTCCTGAAGCAAAAGGATTTATTTTTTCGGCTGGTAAATGGTGGCGAACGAATAACAAGGCAGAGAACCTTGGGAACTTACCCTCTGGATATTACGAGCAGTTACTAGGGGGTAAGAAACTTGATTGGATCAGGTGTTATGCCGAAGGGAAGTATGCGTTTGTTCAGGAAGGTAAACCTGTTTGGTCGGAATACGATGATGATAGTATGGTCGATGATCTAGCGATTGAAGAACATATTCCTATTCAGATTGGCTTAGACTTTGGTTTAACCCCTGCTGCTGTTTTTGCACAGAAGTTACCTAATGGCAGATGGCATATTATTCATGAGATTGTAACCTTTGATATGGGTCTTGAACGCTTTTGTCATATTTTAAAATCAGAGATTAACAACCGATTTCCCAAGATGGATATACAGATTTGGGGCGACCCAGCAGGTCAGCAAAGGGATCAAATCTTTGAAACAACGGCTTTTGACCATTTGAAAACCCATAATTTACTAGCTCGACCTACAGCAACTAATGATTTCAAGGTACGAAGAGAAGCATTAGCTGCCCCAATGGGGCGTTTGATTGAAGGAAAACCAGGGTTATTGGTCGATCGTAATTGTGTCAGGCTAAGAAAATCTCTTTCTGGTGGCTATCATTTCCGAAGAATAGCGATTGGAGCAGGTCAGGAACGGTATAAAGATACCCCAAACAAAAATGAACATTCCCATATTGGGGATGCAGCAGGGTATTGTCTACTTGGTGGTGGTGAACATCGTAGAATGACCAGAGGAACAAACCCACAGTTTAGACAACCAATACAAGCCAATATTGATTTCGATGTTTTTGCCTAGAGATTTAGAAAAAACCATGCAGATTGACGGTATATTTACCAGATTACTACCGTTTGACCCCTATCATCTGAGCCTGATGGAGTATCGACCCCTTGATGAAGCTGTTCTTTCTGCCAATTTGGACTTCATGGTAACAGATGGTTTGTCCTTTTCATGCTTTCATCGCAATCATTGTATCCTTGCTTTTGGTATTCAACCGATATGGAAAGGCAACGCTGAGATTTGGATGCTTGTGAATAAGTTTATCGGTAGGGATAAATTCATTTTTCATCGTTCTGCCAAGCGATTATTCCCTTTTATCGCTGAATGTTTACAAATTGTTCGCTTACAATGTCATGTCTGTTCTGAAAACGTTCAGGCTACCAAATGGATTGAGAAAATGTTATTTAATCAGGAAGGTTTATTGAAACATTATGGTCCAGAAGGGCGAGATTATTTTGTTTATGCGAGGTATTTCAAATGAGTGCTACGGCTGCTGCTACTAAAGAAAAAGCAACTGGTTTTGCTGATAGTTCAAAATTATCTAATTACAAAAAAATGTTGGTTGAACCTGAAAAGATGGGTTCTCAATCTGCAAGAAAAACCTATACCGATCAGTTTACAGGTGTAGGCGACAACAAAACATCAAGTACTGCTAACCAACAATCTATGGCTGCAATGGGTAATCCAGCGTCTATGACCCAA